TTACGCTACCTCGTCCAACGCCTTGTACGCTGCCACGCTTTGCGCCTTCACGATTTTGCCGCGGAAGGCGAGACGCGAGCCGATGTACGCACTCGCATACGAGGCATCGTAACCCGCACTCGCGTACGACACACCGCCATTCGCGCCGGCGTAACTGTAACCGCGATAGACCACACGGCCTGATGCCGAACTGAACCAGTACTTGTCAGAATAGTAGGTGGTGGACGAGCCATTCATGGCTCCAACAGGTATCACGGCCATCAGTTTACCATGAGCTACAGTTGTTATCCAGTAGTCACTATTGGTCATTCCTTTTATCATGACGGTTGTACCATCAGGAAGCCAAATGCGCCACTTACCCACATTTCCACTCGTATTCGGCAGGTCTACTCCGTCCATCATGTCATACTTGTGGCCGTAGATGTCCTCATAGCCAATACAGCATATATTGTTCACCTGTGTCACTTTCGTGGCTCCGTACTCGTCTTTCTCCAGATACCACGCATACAGGTGCACCCCGGCATCAGAGGTCTGGTTGGTCACATTCGGATTGATTCCGCTTGCCTCCTCAAATCCGATGGTATCCTGCATGCCTCTTGACGCTGTGCCACCGGTTGTTCTCATATAGGTATGCTGACCGGCGCCGCACTGTTCCTGCATATTCCTGCGCCCATACTTGGCATAGCTCAAGTTGGCGATACGGAAGTGCATCAGCGCGTCTATCTGCTGCATGCCTCGCTGCACGCTGTAATAGTGGAAGTCCGTCCACGACATACTGCCGGTGGTGCTGTTGCCTGTTATGGCAGAGCGCAACTTGCTGCCGACTACCGAGCTACCCACAACGGCGCACAAGTGCTCGTCATTGGCGAACCACTCCGGCTCCATGTCCTCTATCTTCTCACTGTTGGAGAGGACTACCTTGTCGAACTCTGCCGTGTTCAAAATGGAGAAATACAATGCCGTCGCACCCTCCGGGACATCGGAAATGAGGTACATGCCGGCCTTGAAACGGCTGCCCAGAGTCGGCACGACAATGTCCTTCAACACATTGCCGGACTCATCGGCAAAGGCAGAACCCACAAGGTTCGTTCCGGGAACGCTTGGCCAACGCACTTTCTTGTAACCGATGACATCAACCATACACACGGAATAGGTGCTGTCTGTGCTGTAGGAGTTCTTGATGGTGTCCTTGCCGCTCATTATCTTCTTTCCGCTGGTATAACCGCCTTGGCGTGCCTTGATGTCCGCGAGCGTAAGCACGTCCACGTTCGGCACCGTCGGCATGTGGTCCTTGTCCCTTGAACTATAGCAGCTGTAGTTCTTTCCGTTCAGGAAGTCGTTGATGCCCTTGCTCCAGAAGAATGGCTCATACATCATCCAGTCGCCCTCCGTACCGTCCAGTTTTGCAGCCGTGCCATCATAATACTTGTTGCTGTCCGTGTCTGCAAGTGGGCAATATGTCATCTCGCCGTCAAGGTTGTTCACCACGGTATCGACATTGGCGATGTTCACGTTTCTTGTCGTGGCTTTCTTCGTCACCTTGGCAAGTACGCGGTGGCGGTTCTTGAAGATTGCCTCTATGTGACCGCTCGGTTTGTAGTCGGTGCCATACTTGTAGCCGGTTCCGTTGTCAAGATTGGAGATATTCGCATCGTCTGCCACACTCTCGTCGCTCTCCAGCATGGTATATTCGGGCTGTACGATGTTCAGTTCCGGGAAGTGCTGCTGCAGGGCCTCGTACTCCTCATCGTCCTTGTATGAGGTTAAACGGTATGTGCCCACCAGTCGGCAGGTATCCACGTTGCCACCGTTCTCGTCCACGCCTCCGGTCGTCATCAGCGAGGTCAGCAGACTGCCGTCGCCCTCCATGTCGATGCCCGTCACACGCAGGTATTTCACATTGGTGCATCGGGCGTACAATGTCTGCCAGTCTATGCCGGGACAATTATCCACCACAAAGCGTGTGATATTGCTCGTGCCCTCTAATGTCAGACCGCTTGTCTTCAATTTGCTTAGGTAACGCAGTTCCAAAGTTTGGAGCGATGCCGGCAGTGTGACGCTTGCCAATGGTGCGCCCTGCGCAAAATTCACACCTGTCAGTGCCGTCCGTCCCGCCTTCAGCGTCTCCAGCTTCGTGTTGTTGCTCAGGTCTATGCCCGTGAACGATGCCGACTTCAGCCCCGTCATGTTCAGCGTCCGCAGGTTCCGGCAGCCGTTCACCAGCAGGGCGTTCAATGTTGTCTGTGTCTGTGCACAGCTCACGTCCAGCGTCCTCAATGCCGTACAGTTGTTCAGGTTCAGCGTCTGCAGTATCGCGTGGCTCACGTCCGTCAGGTCAAGCCCCATGATACGGCTCGCGCCATAGACGTACTGTGGGTCGTTCACAATGAGGTCTGTATCCAATGTCAGGTTTACCGTGCTACCAGTGTCCTCGGCCAGCACCGCGCTCTGGTGAGGCGTTCCGCTTGTATAGCCGTAGCCGAAGTAGTACCGCTCGCTTGCCGTGATCCGTATCTTCCGGTTGTCCGAGCCGAACTTGTAGCCGAAGTAGGCTGCAAAGCTGTCCTTTCTATATGTTCCGCATACATACTGGCTGTCAAGCAGCGCAAAGCGGTTCTGTATCGTGAACGTGCGGTGCGCGTATCGGCTGCCTTGCAGGGCATACAGGTAGTCGTAGTAGCTCGTCGTGCCGTCCGCCATTGTCACGCCCTCCGTAAGTGGCTTGATATACTTGTAGATGCCGTCCTTGTTGTAGATGCGCTCGCACCAGTTGCCCATCTGCTCCTCGTTGAACACTTTCAGCACGTATTCAAGGGACATGGTAGAGCGCAGCTTGTCGGCCACCTCACGCAACTTGTCGGGGCAGCCTCTCACCAGTTCCCACAGCACCGAGTCGTGTCCCGCAAAGGCATACGAGCCGATGCTCTCGTCCATCGTCTCCCATGTTATCGTGTAGTCGTACTTCAGCACAGAGTCGTTTCGCTCGCCGAAGATGGTATCCATGTCGTAAGGCAGGAAGTACCAGTGCAACCCGTCCCATGTGGCCAGCATCATATTCTTGGCCCGGTTATCAACTGCCATCAGGTAGTCGGTTATCAGATACCACGCAAAGGGCGAGTCGTTCCCGAAGTAGTCCTGGTACTCATTAAGGAACTTTGTCGGGTTGCCCTTGCACGAGTATATCCATTCCCAAAGGCGTTTCACGGCTGCCTTGTCGTCCTCGTGCGCCGTCGCCCACGTGTCATCGGCCTTGAATCGGAACTCCAGCGCGTCGTCAAAGGAGTCCATGTTGCTCGTACCGAACAGGCACAGCGCCTCCGAGTTGTTCAGAAACTCCAGACAGATGCACTTGTTGCGTTCACCATTGAGTGTTGCTTCGTCGTTGAAACCCTCTATGCCCTCAAAGCCGTAGATGATGCCACTGCCACTCTTCTCGTTCAAGAAGTTGTACTTGCCTAAGTACACGTTCTCGCCTGTCCCGTCGTTGTCATAGAACAGGTCCATAGGGAAACCGTCCACACCGATTCTCACGTCGTAGTTGCCCTTGTATGCCGCCTGGGGCGGAGTCAGCCAGCCGCATTTCTTCCAAATATCGTTCACGATGCGCACACCGCCGGGGTTGTGCGTGGAGGACGAGTCCGAGAAGTCGGCTTTCAGACAGAAAATGTCAATGGGACGTGCCCCCGGCTTGAACGAATACTTGAAGTCAGGAACCTCCACTCCGTTCACATACAACTTCGTGCCGTACTTGCTCTCTCTTGAGAAGTATATGCGGTAGTTCTTTCTCGGGTAGGTCGTCGATGATGTTCCCTGTATGCGCAGACCGCACTGGTAGATGATGAAGTCATACTCCTTGCCGTAGGCCGAATAGAAGTATATATCGACCGGCACCTCGAACTTCTTGTTGTTCGTCTGGTTCACTAAGTTAACGTCGCCCACGATGCGCATCACGCTCTTGCCCATCGCCCTCAGCTTGTCTATATCGACATCAGTGCCTTCGTCGTCCATCACCTGGTTCTTCTCGAACAAAACCACCATCTCATCGCTCGTCGGGCGGTCCACCATGTAGTTGGCAAGTTCCTCGTCATCGCCCAATGCACGGTTGTATATGCGCAGGTTCCTTACCTCCACGTCCGCGCTCTCACTCGTTATCCTGATGTTGGCCGGCTCGTCCTGCAGAAGGCTGTCTGTCGGGGCGTACTGCTTTGCACCGCTCAAGATGCCGTTCACATACAGTTCCATCAGTCGGTTACCCTTCTTCTCCTGCACCACGAAGGCTATCTTCAGTGTCATACCGCTTGCGAACTTAGTACCTACTTCCGAACCAGCGCCCGTCCGCATCAAAGCCTCCTGCGTCGTCAGTCTGAAGCCCACGCCGCCGGTCATGCAGTCCACCACCGTACCCTTGCGGTCTGTCACGTTCGTGCATGCCAGCTCCATCTCGTAGGTTGCGCCCGTGGTGGTTGCGTCGTTGCCGAAAGGCTTGTAGCCGATTTCAACATTCGCGCCGTTCGTCAGTTTCAGCGCGTCACCCGTCCAGCCGTTGCTCTGCCAGTCAAAGCCTTCAAACGCCGTTTGAACGTCGTTATAACGCCATTCCGCAGGACTGCTCTCCGCATTGCTCCTGCCCGCTGCCGTCAGCTTCAGCACCAGTCCCGATGTCGCCTCGCCAAGGTCGATGCCGCTCTCCGTCACGTTCACATTGAACTTGTATTCGGTCGTGCCGCACTTCAGCACCATCGCAACCGCGCCTTTCTCCAGGAAACGGTTCGTGTAGGTCTGCACCGTTCTCGGCACGCTCACCGTCTGCGTCCTTATACCGTCCCTCCACACACTCATGCCCGCAGGGGTTGCCGTGGGGTCGTAGGCCACGAAGTCGAACATCATCTGCTCATACTGCCCCGTATCGATGGTCGGGGTGAGATGGTCTGCCGTAAAGACGCGCCCGTCCTTGAAAATTATCTTGGTTCCGATATATGGAGCACTGCTGCCGGTCTTCAATATGTCGAAATAGATGCTCTCGCTCTTCAGTGTCAGTTCCTCGCTTGCCTTCATCTCGGCCACCATCTGCACGGTATGCCTGCCGACTGCAAGCCCGGACATGGAGAGCGTGAAACTGCCGTTGGTGGTACCGCTCCTTGTGACGGAAACGGAGTCTTTCTGTATGCCGTCCACATAAAGGGTGACGGTCTTTGTGCCGCTTCCGCTTACGCCATAGGGTATGTCCACGTTCTCGCTCACGCCATAGCCGCCTTTTGCGATACACTCGGCGATATTGAAACCACTGCTCAAGGCAAGGGTCACCGCCTTCACGCTCACATAACTCTGCTTGGTCTGCGTCTTGCCTGTTGTCGGGTCTGTGGTGGTTGCCTTCACATAGATGTCCGTCGTGCCCAAAAGAAGGTATTTAGTCAGGTCCAGCGTATAGGTGCCCTTGCTCACGTCCTGCTGCGTGTCGGAATACATCAGTGTCGCGCCACGTTTCATCTGTATCTCCACGATGGCTTTCTGCCCCGTCGATGCTCCCTTCTCGTCACCGCTGCTGTACTGGTGGTCGTAGAACCATGTGAGTGTGGCCTTGTCGCCTTCCTTGATGACGGACTTGTCAGTCTCTGCCGTCAGCACGATTTTGGTGGTGGAGGTGTCTCCGCCACTGCCGCCTTTTCCTGCCGGTATGTCCAGACCTACGACCTCCGCACCGCTTTTGTTGGTCAGCGTCACACGCACGGTGCTCTCGTCATCGCTAAGTTCGGCACTGCCGCTAAATATGGTGTTGGCTTCGACCTCCGCAAGTTTGGCGGCCACGGCCGCATTCTGCACCGGATTGGTGGAGTTCGTGTTCAGGCTCTCGTCCACCTCTATCTCGTTGATGGTGATGTTTACGTTTCCGGTGTTGTCTATCGCCTGTTTCTTTCCGTTTACAGAAATGCTCTTCACGTTGCCCGCACCGCCGAAGTCCTCCCAGCTCGCCGCCTGTTCCCAACTGTCAAGGCTCGTGCCGATGAACTGCTTGGTCTCCCATTTGCCCTGTGCCGTCTCGTAGGTGATGCAGCGTCCCTTGGCGCGTTTCTTCTCCTCCACGGCAACGATGGCGGTCGCCAATGTGTAGTAACCGCTCTCAGGCGGTATTTCCTCTGTCACGTTACAGGTGTTTCCGCCACTGCCGCCTGTGGCATATTCCTGCCATTTCTCCGCATCATGAAGGTCGTTGTCGGGGTCACCGGTAAACTGCCAGGACTCCCAGCCGTCCGCACTTCTGAATATCATCACGCAGCCGGTGGTGAACACTTTCTCCCCACCGGTGCTCTCGTTGCCGGCAATGGTCTCCAACGCTTCAGACCAGTCACTGAATATGCGGTCGGCATCACCGACAAGGCTGTTCACCAGCACCACCGGGTGGGTGTTGGCCGCTGCGATGGCATCATTCAGCTTTGCCGTGGCTGCATCGGCAAGCATGGCCGAATTGTTGGCCGTGCGTGCAGCACTCGAAGCCACATCTGCTGCGTCTTTGGCCTGCTGTGCCACTGTCACGACCGCTTTCGATGACGCGTCCGCCGTGGCAGCGGCTGCTTTTGCTGTCTTGGCCGCATCTTCCGCAGGTTTCGCAAGCAGGGACACTGGCACACGGACAACTTTCTCTCCCTGCATGGCTGGTAGTGAGTTCACGCTGTCAAGCGAGGTGGCTGTTTCCAGCTCGTCCACGCTCTGACTGTCTGTCTTTATCTGGTTCAGGACTTCCTGAACGACTGTTTTCTTCTCCTCGTCTGTCATATCATTCGTTGTTAGGGTTATTATCCAACTGGTCTTCAAGCCCATCTATGAAATTGGGCAGGCAATACTTGTACGCCGTCTCGCGAATCAAGGCTATTTCATCGCCCGTATATTCCACAAAACCATCGCTCCTATATATCTTCAAGGCAAGGGCATGGGCACGGATACCATTAGCATGCAGATACAGCAAATCGGCAAAACTTTCACGGGCATCACCGATTTGCCGGTTCTTCCTGCAAATTCCGGTATATATGCCAAATTCCTTAAAATTCAATCTTTTCATATCTTTATTCTTTAAGTCCAAAACCATGTACCAAGTACCATAAAGGTAAAACCGCCAGCATTGAAGGTCTCGTCATCACCCGTATAGACGGTAAAAGAGTCAGCAGTTTTTGCGGACACACAAGCGTATATATTCGCTCCTGCATCGTTAAAACCTGTCAGCATCACCTCGTACTTGTCTGCAGAGGAAAATGTACCGCTGGGGAAGTGTACTGTCACATACTTGTCTCCTTTCGAAGGATAGGATATATATAGATTTATATTTTCGTTATCATATATATTCCTGTTCCATCGCTTCTGCCTTACAAGGCTCGGAGTGCCATTGGTAAATTCCACCTTTCCAAGGTACATCGCTTTCAAGTCAAAACCTTCACCGATGCTTTTGAGTGGTCCGGAAGCATCGCCGTAGTTGAACAAACGTCTGTTCAATACAAGCCACCCCTTAAACGTCTCACCTTCTCCAACGCCTATCATTTCAACGGCTTCGTATGCGTTTACTATAAGGGTTGTCAACGGCTCACCATCTTCATAGAAATAAAAACCGGATGGAGCCGTTGCTGCAATTGGTCCGGCCGTCCGTTCGTTATTCCAATGATAGTTCAGGATCATCGCGCGGAATCCGTTAAAATCAGAAGAGAAGGGAACGGTAAATGCCGTGTACCAACCGTCACCGCCTCCCGGTATGATTATATTGTTATTGTTCTGGAGACCGAATGTCGAAACGACTATCGGGCCATCCGCCGAGAGTGCATAATTACCGTCTCTAAATGGGGTACGGATAGCTCCGTTTATTCTTACGTCCCTCAATAATGACTGTCCGATAGTAGCCTTGATTGTCTCAACACTACCATCTTCCAGTATTTTGAAATTATCATTGGCGGTTACAAGTCCCTCCAGCTGTATGTTTGATGCCTTTATCTTCACGCCGTCCTGGCCCGCACCGACAAAGGACTTCAGGTTTCCGTCCCCGTCGATGGCGTACAGGCCAGACACCTTGGAGGTGGTGATAAGCCCTGTCTCCTCCAGCATGTTCTCGTCTTTGTCGAACACGGCAGCGGAAATTTTCACAAGCCGCTCGCTCTGCTCGAACAACGTGCGGTAGCGGTGCGTCAGCGCCTCGTACTTGTCGGTGCTGAGCACCAGCATGTACATGTAGATGTCACCGTCAAATTCCAGAAGGAAGTCGCCCGTGCCGTTCCACAGACCGTTTCCGGTATATTGCACATAGCCGTCGGTCTCCGCGATTTCCTCGCTTATCTCCATGCTGTTGAAGTTGGCGAAGCCTGTCTTGTCCACATTCTCGAAGCGAACCTTCAGCGTGCCGGTCTTGGCACAGCGGTAGAAGAATGTCAGATACACCGGCAGGGCCTCTTTCTGCCCCTCGTCATTGGTCGGGAACGTGGGCACATAGCGCAGGTTCCCATGTTTCTGCAGTATGTACTTGTTGCGTATGCGTACCACCGTGCGCCCCATGTCGGTGACCACGCTTGCGCCGTCACCTTTCTTGGAGAGCACATTGCCGTTGGCCCATATCCACTTGTTGCCGACAAGGAAGAACACGGTCTCGTTCTCGGAGTTCCATTTCTCCAGCCCCGATGTGAACGTGGGGTTGTTCAGGTAGCCTTTCTCGCTCAGGAAGTCGTTCCGCACGCTGTCTATCGCGCTCTGCACCTTCCCCTCCGTTATCTCCAGCTTGGTCTTGATGTCCTCGCCGGTGGAAAGCAGGAACGTGCCGCGCAGATACACGTTGTCGGCATACAGGCCGTTGCCCTTCGGCTGGTTATCCAGTGGAAAGCGGTCGTCCTTGATGTCGTTAAGGTTGCCGAGCCTTGCACGCAGGGCGTGGTCAAAGTTCTTGGCGTTCACCCCGTCCAGCACGTCCACTCTCGGGTGGCCGTCCTCCGAGGCGGAGATGAGGACGAGGTTCTGGCGGTTCGCCGTCTCGGTGTTGCCCATAAGCACACACTCGTCGCCCTCTTCGGGCTGTGCGGTCTCAAACTCGGATTTCTCCACAAGTATGCCACCATTCGCGATGCCGGCCACTTCCACCCAGTAGGCTTTCTGCGACGTGCCGGTGAACACCTGGCAGCGCATCAGGTCGTGCGCCACGAAGGTGTTCTCCTGCTCGAAGGTGATGTGCCAGTAGTCGCCCTGCTCCCGCACCGTCTTTATCTTGCCGTTGGCCGCGCTGACGCAAATCTGTCCGCCCACGCTGCGCACCTTGTTTATCAGCAGTTCAAAGACATTCATCACGCGCCTCACGGTTATCTTGTCAACTATCAGGTGCGACAGCAGGTCCTCGTCAAGGCCGATTTGCCAGCCGTTGCCTGTCATGCCACTGCCGCCATAGTTGGCGCTGCGCAACAGTTCGCGCACCACAAGGGTGAGCAATTCGGCATTGCCCTTGCCATCGATGCGCCCGTTCTCCTCCTGCCCGAACACCACGCCCTGCTCAAAGGTTATCCGTCCCTTCGTGCGGTCGTTGCGTTTCTTGCTGATAAACTCCTGCTGGCTCCGTCTTGCAGAGAACAGGTTGTTGTCAGTCGGCTGCGTATCGTCCCACGAGCGTATGATGTCGGGCAGGGCCACGCCCTCTGTCCTGGACTTGGTATAGTTCTTCAGCTCTCCGATGCTGTCGTTCACCTTGTCAAGCGCGCCTGTCTGCAGGGCGTCGCTGATTTCCAAGTCCATCTGGCTTGGCAGGTTCACCTTGCGCGTTATCTTGGTGATACGGCTCTGCCGGTAGCCGTTTTCCGGGAAATACTTGTCGCTTACAAGCCGGACACGCCTGCCGACATGGAGCACGGCTTTGTTCTCCTCCACCCACACATGGTCGGTCGGGGCCTTATAGACGCTGATGTCCTTCCAGTGCTCGGCATTGTACTTCTCCACGGCATTCAGGAACTCCTCCTCCGCTATCGGGTAGTACTCGTCGGGCATACGCACGTTCCAAAGGATATAGTGGTTCCCTACTTTGGGCACGAGCTTTCCACCAGGCAGTTGGGTGTCATCGTCATACGGCCAGATGGTGATTATCTCGAACTCACGCGTCTTGCTGTCGAAGTTCACCTCGAAATAGTGGTCATCATCGGTACCGAGTCCGGCAAGCTCGCCGTCCTGGAACGAGACGCGCTTGGTCTCACCGGCCAACTCGTATTCGTTGGGATCGAAGTTCAACGTGTCGTCCCTGAAGTAGTAGATGGTGAACGCGTTGCCGTCATCGTCCTTGACATTCTCGCTGCGCACACTGCTCACCTCACCGGTGCGTCTTGGATAGATACCGCTGAACGCGTCCTTCTCGTAGTGGTCATAGATGCCGTACTCATCAGTGTGCAGTTCCACATACTGACGACCGCCGGGCAGCATCAGACGGCTGTGGCCGTATTTCTCCGCGTCGATGTTGCGGGTGCTGCCTATCGGGAACAGGCGCGTGTAGAACTTGTTGGTGTTGCCGGTGTCACGCTCCAGGCTCGTCAGTCCGTTGCCGTAGCCCAGCGTTATCTCCTCTCCGTGCTCACACTTACAGATGTTCATGGTCTGGCCTTCCACCCACCACTCAGAGCTGCCGCCCACTTTCTCGGCTATCTCCTTCAGCGCCTCGTCGCAATACTTGCCCTCGTAGTCGATGACAATGAGGTCGGTGCCGTCCACCTGCCCCACCTTCCAGTCGGTGGTGTGCCCCATGCCGTTATTGATGCATTTCACCACCATCGCCACATGTTCCCTCGGAGTGGCGGTGAGCGTGAACACTGGCTCGGCATTGTTGTCGGTGGTCTCCAGCACGAGGAAACGCTTTATCAGGCTCTCGATGCCGTAAAACTTCACGTCATACGCCCACTCGCCATCGCTCTTCTGGGCAGGGGCGTATTTCTCGGTGAGCCAGTAGCGCTCGCCCTCAAAATCCACATAGTCGTTCACATCGAGGGGTATATGCTCGTAATGGGTGAAAGAGAGCGTCAGCACGTTGTCGCCCTGAACCTCCTTCTGCTGGGTGCTGCCGTCACCGGGCGAGATGTCCGTCCGGGCGGTGCCGTATTTGTCGTATATCGTCAGAACCATATCGGAATGCTGTTAGAATGTCGTTAGATGATGGGTACAGGCTCACGGAACTTCACCTTGAACTTGCCGGCGTTCACGCCTTCCTTCCACAGGTAGGTGAGCGGTGTGAACTTGGGGCTCTCGCTGTATTTCACATGCAGGGTAAGGTCAAGCTGCGTGAATACGATGTCCAGCCAACCACCCTTTCCCTGTTTCAGAAAATTTATGAACGAGAAGTATTTCCGCAGCCAACCCGCCTGAGTCTTGTCGTACAGGGCGAAGTTGAGCGTGATGTCCCTCGGTTCGTTTCTCGGTGTCAGTGTGGCGGTGTATTTCTCGCCCTGCTCCTCACGTATGCTCACGGCGATGTCCTTCTTCGTCTTGCTCGGGGTGAGTATGGCGGTGAGGTTATCCATTCCGCCTCGTTTGTCCTCTACGAGGAACACGCCGTATTCTTTCCAGATGTCGGTGCCGTTCACCAGCACCAGCCCTTCAAGTATCTTGTCCATGTCATTTTACTTTTAGTCCGTCCCTTACTATTTTTCTGATGTCCTCCTTTATCTCGCCAAGATGCCCCGCGCTCGTGCCGGTATTCTCGGCTATCCGTGCCAGATGGCTCTCGGCAAGATTCATGCGGTCGGCCACGGTCTCCAGACGCTCGTCCATGCTTGACCAGTGCTGCAGTCCGCTGGTGAACATGCCCTCCAGCTTTGTACCCTGGTCCTGCGTCATGGCGGTAAAGCCTCCGGACTTCGCGCTCTGGCTGGTACCGCCCGTGTCTTCGTAGCCGGTGACCTTCGCCCACTCGTCCCTACGTTTCAGTCCTTCCGCCACAATCTCGTCATAACGGCGGTTGAAGTCCTCGATGTCCTTTTCCGTCAGCTCGCCGTTCTTGTCGGAGATAAGCTGTGCCCAGTCATCGTACAACTGCTTCAGCTCACCGTTGATGAGGTCTTCCATGGAATAGCTCAGCAGGGCTTTCTGCATGTCTGTGGCGAAGTCCTCGGCAAAGTCCTTGGAGTTTTTCTTCATGTCCATCAGGTTGGAGATGAAGCTGTCCTTCATGCTGTCAAAACTTATCTGGGTTATGGTCTCTCGCCAACTGTCGGTAAGCTCCTCTATCTTTCCAGCCTGGTCCGCATAGTCCTGCAATTTGTCCAGCACATCATTTCCGTAACCGCCCTTGCCGGTGTTCTTGATGTACTCGGCTATATCCACATTGGAGAGGAGCTTCTTCATCTCCTCCGGTGTAAGACTCCAGATGCTGCCGTCGAAGTTCTCCTTCACGTTCTGCCTTATCCATGCCGTCTGGTCATCGGAAAAGCCGTTCCAGTAGTAGTTCCAGCTGTGGTGGTGCTTCCAGTAGCTTGCCTGCGCCTGCGCGATGCCCAGATAGTTGGCGTTGGTCTCCTCCTGGTTGCGCTTGGCCTGCTCGTAGGCATCGGTGGCTTTCTGACCGTAGCTTTTCTCCATCACATCGGTCAGGTCCTCGATGGCGTTCTGCAGGAGTTCGGTGCGCTCGGTCAGGTTCTCAATGGTCTTTTTCACATCCGCCTCATTGCCGTTCAGTCCGAAAAGGTCATCAATGCCGAACCACCCGGCAATGCCGCTGAGCAGTCCCTGCACGATGTTGCCCACGTCCTTGATGACATCGATGATGATTTCGGGCAGTTCCTCCACCACCTTGTTTATCGTGTCGGCAACCTTGTCAAGCAGGTCGTTGATGAAACCTTTCGGGTCATCGCCCAGCGCGTCAAGTATCTGGAGTATGGCACCGACGATGCCGCCTACCTTGCCGCCCAACTCGCCCAACGACTTGCCGATGCCGTCAGAGCCTTTGGAGAGCGAGGTAATGAGTTTGGTGATGCCGTTGGCAAAGCCGTACAGCGAGCCGTCCGACATCTCGTTCAGGTAGCCGGTAAAGTTCTTGATGCCCTGCGCCGCCGCGTTGGTGTTGTCGGTGAGGTTTTTCCTTGCCTTGTCGCTGGCCTCCTGCGCCTCGTTCTGCGACGCTGCCGTCATATTGACCTTTCCCTGCGCTATGTCCACCGCTTTCTGTGCGATTTCCTTTGAGGCATCATCGGTCGCATCGGCAAGGTCTTTCTGCGCCTGTTCCAAATCGGCCACGGCCTGCGTGTGGGCATCGGTCTTATCACGGAGCGTGCGCACGCTGTCCTGGTAGGTCTTCACGTTCTCGGCGATTGTGCCCCATATCTTGAAGTTGAAGGCACTGCTGCTGTTGCCGCCGGTCTCGTCCTTCAGCTTCGCCTGCAGGTCGGTATAGACTTTCTTGTTTTCCGCCGAGAGTTTCTTGAACTCGGAGGTCTGCATGTACTCCTCTATCTTGGCGAGGGTATCTTTCGCCACGTCTTTGAGCACGTTGCCGACGCCCTCGAAGGTGGTACTCCAGTCTATGTTCAAGGCAAGGTTCTGGGCATTGGTCTGGCTGACGGCAGCGTCACGCTCCTTTTCGAGCTTGCGGACTTGCCACCGCTTCTCCTCAGCCGTGCCGTCGCCCTCGTTCACCTCGCGTATCTTCTCGGCGTATTCCTTGGCGATGGCGTATTTCTGCTCCTGGAGTGTGCCATACTCGCGCAGGTAGTCCACCATGGCCTGGAGTTCGTTCTTCAGGGATTCCTTGTCGATTTCCTCCAGCCCCTTGCGCTGTTCCTCCTGTGCCAGCCGTAGCCGTTCCTCAAGGGCTTTGCCCTGCTCCTCCGTGAGATTTCCACCCTGCGCATCGCGCCACTTGGCCTCCTGCGCCTTTATCTCGGCTTCCTCTTTCTGGTAGTTGAACTTTATCTGCCGGATTCGCTTGGCACTGCCATCTGCCATCTGGTCGATGCTTTCCTGCTCGTTCTCCTGACGGAGCCGCGCAAGTTCCTCGGCTCGTTTCTGTTCGGCAGCTTTCTCACGCTCCAACTCTTTCTGCCTGTCCTTGTCACCGTTTCCACCGGTCGGTTTGTGTTCGGGCTTGGAATGGCCACCGATATTGCTGTTCTTGCCTATCTCGCCCATTTCCTTGGTCAGGTCCTCTGCCTGTTTGAGCAGGTCGTCACGGAGTTTCTCGGCATCGGCGATGGCCTGTTCCTTGTTCTTTTCATTTTCCTCCCTGATGATGGCCGACGCGTCTATCTGACCGTTGGTCTCGCTCTGCGAAAAATAGAGGAGAGACTTCTTGAACCACCCCATGGAGCCATCGACATCATCGGCATCGGTCGCCTTCAGCTTGTTCACCTTGTCATCGGCTTCCACTGCCTTGTTGACCAGTGCCTGTGCCTTGGCCTGCAGGAAGAGCATCTGGATATAGTCAGCCGCTTTCTGCGTGAGGACATCGTACCACTCGGCAACGGTGTCGTAGTAACCGAAAGCCTCGCCGTACTTGCGGTTCAGTTCTTCGGTCTTCTTCTTTTCCTCCTCCTTACTGCCGGTGAACTCCTTCAGCTCGCGAATGGTGTTGTTTATCTCGAAACGGGTCTTTATCATCTGGGCTCTGCCCTCGCTCTCCACCTCAATGAGTTCCTGCGCTTTCTGCCGTGCCTCTTCCTGCGTGTCGCTGTATTTGTTGAACAGGACAATCAGACCGGTAATGACGGCAGACAAGCCCAGCGTGAGGGTCGCCATGAGTGCAGATGCCGCCGCAGTGGAAATGCCGAGTGCCGCCGCCAATCTGGTATTGGCAGCCGTCAGCAGGTTCTTCATCTTCACCACCGTCACCAGACGGAACGCGGAGTCTTTGTTCAGGGTGTTGAACACCTGCTGCAGACCCATCGTGACGGCCATGACGGACTGCACCCGCGCCTGTATCTTGGCGAGGTTCTCGTTCTCGGAGGCGAACAGCGACACGGCACCGGTAGCGGCGGTGAACATGCCGGACAGACCGCTGATGCCGGACATGAAACCCTGCAGGTTGGCATCATCGTTGGAGAGTATCTTGGTCTGGGTATGAAGGTCGGCAATGGTGTCGGACAGCAGAGCTGCCTTCTCCGCCATCTCGCGGTACTCTTCCGTGTCCTGCTTCCCCTCCAGTCGCATCTTGGCCATCGCGTTCTGCAACTCGCGCAACTGCATGGCCAGACGTTTGTTGCTCTCCCGGTTTTCCTCCTGCTCGCGTGTGAGGCTGGAGAGTATCAGCTTCTCTTCCTCCAGCGCTTTCTTGGCGGCGTTGAGTTCGGCAAGGGCTGCGGACTGGGCGTTGCCGGGGGCTGCGTTCTTGTAGGCTTTCTCCAGTTCCTTGATACAGGACGTGGTGTACTTCACCAGGTCCTTGCTCTCGGCGATACGCTCGGCAAGGGTCTTCTGCGCCACAGCCGCCATGGTGCTGGACTCGGAGAGCTTGCCATGCTCCTTCTCCAAGTCGGACACGGCCTTTTCCGCCTGGCGGTGCTGTTTCTCCAGATAGACGAGTGTGTTCCGCTCCTCGTCCAGCACCTTACGGCAAGCCATGACATCGGCGGCAAGTTCCTTCTGGGCGGTACCGGGTTTCATGCCTGCAAGCTGCCGCTCCATACGGCCGAGGTCCGCGGACACTCCGTCAATGACCTTGTGCTGCTCGGCTATCTTGGCGTTCACCAGCTCGGCCGCTTTCTTGGCATTGTCGATGAGGGTGTCGATATGCGCGTTGGCATTGTCGATACCGTCACTCAGTTTGTCCTTCATCAGGAACTCTATCTCTACTGGCTTGCTCATGCTTTCAATTCAGTTTACTTTGAAAAAATCCTGCGATGTCCTCGGCTTCCTCCTCGGCGGTCTTGCCGCTGTCGTGTCTGCCGGCTTTCTTCTTGATGTAACGTGGGGCGTCGCACAGCATCATGATGAGGGTCTGGTAGTTCACGCCGTGGAGTATGTAGTCCACGCTCCAGCCTGTCGCGCTGGCTATCTGCCACACGAATCCGAAAGGGCTATGGGAACCTTCATACTCGGTTCTTAACTCCCCCTCTTTTCTTGGCTCAGTCTCAGCTTCATCGGATTCGTCCGTTCCGCGGATCTGATAATACTCATAAAAGGGTCTGTGCCCATCAGACGCTCGAACTGCTCGGTGGCGGCCACCTGATACCGGTACGCCACGAAGTTGCGCACGAGCCATGCGGTCAGCCCCACAAACAGATGGCGGGATATATACCCCCTGCACACGGTGTAGGCGATGATGCGCGACAGGCGCTTGCCGTGTCTGGCCATGAAACGCATCTGCTCCAGCTTGGGCAGTGTCCGCACCTCCTCTGCCGTGGTGTCCATCTCCAGATACTGCCGCCCGATTTCTATCTGTCCTGCCAATGTGGGGCGCTTCATGGTGATGCGCACCTTCAGGGGTTTCTTGCGGAACGGCAGCCGTATGTCCTTAAACGGCACGGAGACACCCCTGTCAAGGAGTGCCTCCGCCGCTTCTTTTTCGATTGCTCGGTTCATGCGCTACTCCCCTGGTTTGGTATCGGCCACATCATAGGGAGCACTGCCGTCATCAGGCGCGTTCACCGTCAACTGGCACTCTATCTTGGAGACTTCGGTCAGGGTGAGCTTGCCTCCGAGGTTGGCCATAAGGGTGGCACTCGGTATCGTCACTGTTTGCCCGCTCTTCAGCTGAATCTCACACTTGTCTCGGAGTTCCACAAGGTCGGTCGGGGCTTTCCAACCGGTATAGGCTCCTTGCGTGCCGACAAGCGTACCGCCAAGGGCGAGCTGGAGGTTCTCGTAGTCCAGCTGTATGAGGTTGAACGTGGGGGCTATCGTGCCGTTCTTCGTGACGAGGGTCAGCACGGGGGCTCCGGGCACCTGCTCGGCTTCCACATCCACTTTCTCGGGCTTGGCTCCGCCCCAGTCCCAACTGCCTTTCTCTATATAGCCGACGGTCTTGTCTCCAAACTTTACGACACCTATGCCGTACATGAATTTCTTACTTTCTGCCATATTCTTTTTGTTGTGATTGTTAATACTATGCCGGTCGCCACTCCGACGATAAAGGCGATGAGAAGCGTCTTCCACGGATTGGAACTGCGTTCCTTTTCCGTTTTGGCTTCATTCTTCTGCTGTTCCAGCGCGTTCTTGTAGCTTGCCATCTGCCGCTCGTAGTATTCGCACTGGCGCTGCAGGCTGTCGCAAGTGGCATACACCACGATGATGCCACCTTTGTTCTGTACGGTTGCGCTGGCTCGTCCGTTTTTGGCCCGGTACTCTGCCTTTTCGGGCAGGTTAGTCAGTTCCGCCAGAGGTATCTCCAGCTTGGCTTCCTCCTGCGGTACTGTCTCCGTCCATGTCTGACGAACCTCGCTCTGGAGGGTGTCCGCGGATACTTGTTTCACGCTTTCCTCCGTTGCCACGCTCGCTTTTCGGCTTGTCGCGCAGCCCGACAAGAACAGGACAGTCATCATGATGCTTGCAACTGTTTGCAGTGTCGATAGCCTTCCGAAGACGCGCCATCTCACGCTTCGAGGCTTCGAGGTATCTTCTTGTCTCATTGAGTTCTTCCTTCAATGGTTTCACGATGTTCTCTACCAAGATACGGGTGGCATGCTCGGCGTTGTCCATACGCACCGTCTCGGCATCGGCTTCCGCCTTCATCGATTCCGCTTTCGCTTTCCTTATGGTAGCCCGCAGCGTGCATATTGCAACAATGGTAGCCACCAGACCTCCACCGAGGAGGACGTTCAGGACTTCGCTGATATTCATGCCATCCATATTTTTGTTATTGATAAATGCCTATTGACTTGAGCCACTTGGCGACATCAAAACTCGGACAGGCTTTGTTCACGCCCGGAAGGTCGCAATGACCTACAATCTTGATCTGCGGAAAACGCTGATGGAAGTTCCGCACATAGTCGGTCATCGCCTTCAGCTGTGCTGCCGTGCGCGTGTCCTTGGCGGTCTTGCCGTCCTTGGCCAAGCCTCCGGCATACACGATGTGTCGGCTCACGCTGTTGTAGCCCTTGGCACCGTTGGTCACTTCCCACGGATCGACCTCCGCATCCTCGTTGTTATCGACAAGGCGTTCCACCTTGCCGTCCAAGTGTATCAGGTCGGTATAGCCTACCTGCTTCCAGCCACGCCCACCCTTGCTTACCGGGTCAGTGTGCCAGTGGCGTATCTCCTTGGAGGTTACCTCACGGCCTTCAGGGGTGGCTGTGCAGTGTAGGACTAAATACTTCATCCTCGCCATTACGCTTCAGCTTTATATCCGCTGGTCATTACGACACCTGCGTCTGCCTTCTTGAACATGCAGATGAAGTAGTGGCGGAAGTTCACCTTGTTGCGCTGGTACTCTGGGTCGTTCTCGGCAGCGCTCCAGTACATCTTGGTGGAACCGGTGGCCTTGAACACACGCTGTGTATAGAACGCGAATGAGCAGTGGAAGTCGCCAGCAGTTTCTCCCTTGTCGCCGACTGCCTTTTTCTCGCCCTTGGCTGAGAAGTACGGTGTGTTGGCATACTCGTAGATGTCGAAGCCGTAGAGCTTGCCCACCTTGCCGGTATTGCGGTCGATGTTGTACTGCTCCTTGAAACGCTGGTCGGTCTCCAAGAGGTCGTTCACGTGGTCGGTACACAATACAAGGCGACGGTTCGTGGTCGGAACCCCCAACTTATCGAGGGCAGCCTTCATCGCGAGCACGTCCTTGGCGGTCATCTTGATACGCCCTGTGGTTGCATCACGCTCGCCGGTAGTGGTCAGTACCGGGGTCTTGGCGGTGTTCTTCTGGGCGCAGAGGGCGTGTGCTGCCTTGGCGAACTTGGCATCGTTGATGGCGTTTGAATGGCTCTCCTTCACTCTGGCAATCTTGTCGTAGCTGATAGCGTACAACTCATCATCGGTGATTGGTGTTACCTTGGTCTGGAACTTGTCAAGCTGAATGGCGATATCCTTGTCGTCAAGTGCCTGCAAGGGGATTGGGTAGGTGGTGTTGTTGACAAGTACGTCAGGGTCCACACCAACCTCCACCAAGTGGATAACATCATTATCGACGATGCTTGAACTGTCGGGGATGCCGTCAAGCCAAGTGCCGGCGAGGAACTCGCGGAGTGCCCTCACCAGCTCACCGGTCCAAATCTCTTTCAACACGCCCTCGCGTGCCACTCCCACAGGCATTGCACCGCTCACGGCAAGCGCGACGGCATTGGCACCGACGGCACCTGCCACGGGCGACACGCCCAATGCCATACCGAATACGGCTCCTGTCATCGCGTTGAACAGCACAGCCGTAATCATGGTCAAAAATACTTTTGCTTTCATTGCTTTTTCTTGTTTTATTGGTTTGTACTAAAGTTCACACTCCATACCGTACTCTTCCTTGTAGAGTCGCTTGTACTCTTCGGGCTGTTCCTTGCGGAGGGTCAAGAGTTCGCTTGACGGCACATCGCTCAGTTTCTTGTAGGTAGCCGGCTGCTGTGTTGCCGCTCCGCCCTAGTGCCCGATAACGGCACTGAGCTTCATCTGCGGAGCCATGGCCGCGACAATGCGCTCCAGTTTTTCCTTGCCGACTTCCTTGCCGAGGTTGATGAACTCGTCCTTCTTGTCGGGGGCGATGCGCTTCTCCCCTACCGCCTTCTCCACGATGGCGGTGATGCCGGCAAGCGTGAGGGTCGCCTTCTCCTGCTGGAGTTTCTCGTTCTCTTCCTTGGCAGCCTTCAACTCACCGAGCTTGGCGTTGATGTCCGCCTCAGTTGCCGTTTCCGGCAAGCCCAACTGTAGGGCAATCTGTTTCTGTTCCATTTGTTTTTGATTATTGTTGTTCAACATTGGCAAGGGACACTCGCTGTCCTTGCCGAGGGTTATTTTCTTGCCGTCCTTCTGAAGCACGATGGCATCGTCATTGGCTCCGATGTCCACCAGGCTGACCTCAAACAGTTTGCTCTTGGTGACAGTAGGGCTGGTTTGCCCTTGCACAAGCAGTTCGGGGTCTTCGCTTGTCTCCAGAATGTCAAGCCCTGCGCTCACCATCTTCAGACTGCCGAACTCGTACTGCTTCTTGCAGCGCGCGGAGAGTTCGGAGGCTTCGTCAAACATCAGCTCGCCGGTCACCTCGCCGTCCTCCACCTTCAGGTCTTTCACATAGCCTATCACGTTGCCGCGCTCGTGCATGTACAGCAGCACTGGGTTGCGCTGGTACTGCTCCACGTTCATGCCTGCCGTCAGCACTCTTGTGCCGTAGCTGTTCAGGCTGTCGTTGGTTATTCTTACTCGTTTTCCTTTACTCATGTCGTTGCTGTTTTTGGGGCTGCACCGCCCGGTTTGCGACTGCAATATTACGAGGTAAATGTCTGTCCGCCAAAAAAGTGTGCAATGGTTGCACACTTCTATGAAAGCATTGCACACTTTTTTGGAGAGCCACCGAAATCGTGGCACTTTTGCAAATAAATCGGGGCGTGGTGTGCCCTGACGTAACGAACAAAAAACCTTATCAACATGACAAAGGCAGATATTGAAAAGAAGAAGTCGCTGGCACGCACGCTCTATCTCTCGGGCATGGAGCAGCAGGAGATTGCGGAGAAGGTGGACGTGTCGCGCGTCACCATATCCAAGTGGTGTACAGCCGACGGGTGGAAGGAGGCGCGTGCCGCCAAGAACATCACCCGTCCCGAACTGGTGAACAAACTGCTGCTCACCATCGACACGCTCATTACACAGGTAAATGACTCCAACGACCCCGCACTCATCGCAGGGCTGGGCGACAAGCTGGCAAAGCTCTCGTCGGGCATAGAGAAACTCGACAAGAAGGCCAACGTGGTGGATGCCATCGAGGTGTTCATGGCTTTCTCCAGATGGCTGGAGTTCCGTTCGCAGACGGACCCGGAAGTTACTCCCGAACTGATGCGTGTCATCAACAAGTACCAGGACTTGTACATCACCGAGCAGATGGGCATAAAGTAACGGAGGGCAGCCTATGGCAACAGCAGCGGAAAAGAAAAAGGCATACGAGGAATGGAAAGAGCGGTGCCGGCAGGTGCAGTCCATTACGGACACGTCGCTTCTCAAAAGCGAAACACCCGTGGAGAGGGATATGCGCATCAAGCGTCTGCTGGGTAACTATGCAGCGTTCTGCGAGTATTACTTTCCACATTTCCTCCAGTTGCGCGACAAGACGACCGGCGAGGTCATACGCACCATTCACAATGCGCCGTTCCACAACGAGGCGGCACGCAAGGTACGCAACACGCCTGACCTGAAGGCGGTGTTCATGTGGCCACGCGGTCATGCCAAATCGACGCACCTTGATGTTTTCACGCCGCTCTGGTTGATGTTCCAACCGAAGCGGCTCATCAACTTTATGGTGGTCGTGGGCAAGTCGGAGGACAATGCCGACCGACTGCTCGGCGACATCCAGGCAGAGCTGGAATACAACCAACGGCTCATCGCTGACTTCGGGCAACAGAAGAATGACGGTGGCTGGCAGGAGGGCGAGTTCAAGACCAAGAGTGGTGTGAAGTTCCTTGCCTGCGGTCGCGGTCAGTCGCCCCGTGGTCTGCGTGACCGTGAGGCTCGTCCGGACTATATCGTCATCGACGACTTGGACGACGACCAGCTGTGCCGCAACGAGAAGTTGGTGCATGACCTCACGGACTGGGTGAAGGAGGCTCTCTTCGGTGCGCTTGACGTGGGCCGTGGCCGTTTCATCATGGTGGGCAACCTTATCAGCAAGAACTCGGTGCTCTACAACATCTCACGCACAAAGGGCGTGTTCCTCTCCAAGATACAGGCGGTGGACCGAAATGGCGAGCCAGTATGGAAGGAGAAGTGGACGAAGGAGGAGGCGCAGGCGTACCGCGACTTCGTGGGCTACCGTGCCTGGGAGAAGGAGATGATGCATAACCCTATCGTGGACGGCACCATCTTCCGTGCGGAGTGGATTCGCTACAAGCGTCTGCCCAAGCTCGAAAAGTACGACATGCTGGTGTGCTACACCGACCCGTCATTCAAATCGACCACCTCCAACGACTACAAGGCATGCCGCCTGTGGGGAAAGATTGGCTCGGAACTGCATCTCATCGATGCTTTCGTGCGACAGGCTACGGTCAGCGAGATGGTGCGGTGGCTCTATGACCTCTACGAGCGCACACGCGACACGGTGGCCGTGCAGTTCTTCATGGAGGCGAACTTCATGCAGGACGTAATCCTGGACGAGTTCGCCGTGGAGGGCAACCTGCGTGGCTACCAGTTGCCCATCATGCCCGACAAGCGCAAGAAGCCCGACAAGATTCAGCGCATCGAGGCGGTCAGTCCGCTTTGGGAGCGTGGCTTTGTTTTCTACAACGAGCGCAAGAAGGACGACCCCGACATGCAGGTGGGCATTGAGCAGACGTTGGCTCTGGAGCGTGGCAGCCGTGTGCATGACGATGCGCCCGATGCTGATGAGGGGGCGATATGGATTCTGCAGCGCAACACAAGACAGGAAAGTTTTAAACCGGTGTTCGGCAAGAGGCCGACCGCCAAAAATATTTGGTAACAATGATTCAAGTTATAAAGGACATTATCTGGGGGTGGCAGTGCAAGCGTGCCATCAAGAAGGCCAACAAGCTCTCAAAGCTGCTTGGCATGAAATATTACGTGATTTACATGAACGGCTCGCTGAAAGTCGTGCCGAAACGCACTATCCGTGAACTGGTGGCAAAGCACCGCTTCCGCAAGGGTGTGAAGGTGGCGGACATCGAGCGTCGTGCCATTTATGTGACGCATTAGGAAGGAGGCTGATTATGTTTATCACGGAAGAGGACTACAGAGTGGTCATAGGCGAAAACGCGCTGAAGGTCGTGTCGCAGGCATCGCAGGAGATACGCGACAATGCGGAACTGGAGGCTTGCGAGGAGATTGCCGGCTACCTCAGACCAAAATACGACACGGAAGCGGTGTTCTCGGCTGAAGGCGAAAACCGCAATCGTCTGGTGGTAATGTATGCCGCTGACATTGCGCTCTATCACATGATTGCCGCTATGCCCCAAAAGATGGGCAGCGAAATACGCAAGGAGCGCTACGAGCGTGCCATAAAGTGGCTGGAAGGCGTGCAAGCCGGGAAAATCATCCCCGACCTGCCGCTCGCCACCGACGAGGACGGCACACCGACTGGCGATTTGCTCATATTCGGCTCACAGCAACAATTACGACATAACTGGTAACGCTATGGATATAAAGAATTTTTTCAGCGGTATGTTCGGTGGCGGTCAGAACGTGCTGCGCACACCATACGGCGACCTGCATCTTGCCAAGTCGTCGGACCGCAAGCGTGTGAAGAAGATGGTCATCGAACTGCAACGCACCACCGATGCGCTTACACGCAGGGACATTGCCGACTGGCGCAATGCCTGGCAGATGGCTATAAATGTGGACAGCCCGAACCGCCAACGCCTCTACGACATATACCGCGATGTGGATATTGACCTTCACCTATCGGGCTGTGTGCGTCAGCGTGTAGGGTTCGTAATGGCGAAGTCCTTCAAACTGGTCGATGCAAAGGGTAATGAGAACGAGGAGGCACACCACTATTTCGACCAGGCTTGGTTCAAGCAAATGCTCGAATATGCGCTTGCCGCCAATCTCTGGGGACACTCGCTCATCGAACTTGGCGACCTCACCACCGATGGCGACGGATGTCCTTGCTATACGGATGTGAAGCTCATTCCACGGAAGCATGTTATTCCGGAATACGGCCGTGTGATTCAACAGCTCGGGCAGGACTGGACTACGGGCATCGACTACCGCTCAGCCCCATTCTCTGACTGGCTCATTGAAGCCGGACGACCTGACGACCTCGGTCTGTATCTGAAGGCTGCCACGCAGACCATTCCGAAGAAAAACATGTTGGCATTCTGGGATTCCTTCGGCGAGATTTTCGGTATGCCGATGCGTATTGCACGCACCACCTCACGCGACCCCAAGGAGATGGGACGACTTGAACAGATGCTCAAGGGTGCCGGAGCAAGCCAATACATGGTGGCTGGGCAGGACACGGAGATTGAATTTGTGGAGAGTGGCAAGGGCGATGCCTTCAATGTCTATGACAAACGCATCGATCGCGCCAACTCGGAACTGTCAAAGCTCATCATCGGGCAGACCATGACCATTGAGGACGGCAGCAGCCTCTCGCAGTCGGAAACGCATCTGGAGGTGTTCGAGAACTTGGTGGAGAGCGACTGCACCATGCTGCGCGACATCGTGAACAACCAGCTTATTCCCCGAATGGTGAAGCACGGCTTCCCTGTCAAGGGGCTGCGCTTTGAGTGGGACGATGCGGTGGACTATACTCCGGAGCAGCAGGTGGCATACGAGACGATGATTGCAGACCGCTACGAGGTGGACCCGACATACTTTGCGGAGAAGTACAGCATGCCTGTGGGGGAAAGGCGTAATGCCACATCCATGCTCCCTGCTGGCGGTGACGATGATGACGACGAGGGCAACAACGAGCCGGACGACAAGAACAAGAAGAAACAGCAGCAGAACATTCACGGCGGTTTTTTCGATTGAGCCCCAGTGATTATCTGGGGCTACACCAACGCTATGCCCGGCTGTTAGGCGATGAGCCACAGACTTTGTCGCTGTCAAAGGAGCGTGAGGAGGAGATACGCAAGCAGCTCTCCGAACTGTTCGACGGCATGATGCACACGCTCTACTCGTTGGAGGGTTCGCAATTCCGCATCGAGGTGCTGGCAGAGCCGAAAATCCAGAAGTTCATCAATGCCCATGCCGGGGTGCTGGACTCCACTTTCAAAAAGGTGGAGATGTCCGACGCCATGCGCAAACGGCTCCAGCGGTCGGACTACATCTTCTCGGGCATGAAAACCTTTCATGAGTTGAACGAGGCGTTCCCGTCCTTGCTGGATTCTAACGGCAATAGAAAGACATTCGAAGCCTTTTTGAATGATGTTAGAAAGATAGACAAGACCTACAACTCCAACTACCTCCGTGCGGAGTACAACTTCGTGCAGTCGTCTGCGGAGATGGCTGCCAAATGGGAGCGGTTCTCGGAGGACGGCGACCGATACAACCTTCAGTACCGCACGGCCGGCGATGGCAAGGTGCGTCCGGAACACGCTGCGCTTAACGGAGTGACGCTTCCACCCTCTGACGCGTTCTGGGAGGAATACTATCCGCCCAACGGATGGAACTGTCGTTGCACCGTAGTGCAGGTGCGCAAGTCCAAATATCCTGCCACTCCCCACGATGAGGCAATGGCACTGGGCGAAGAAGCTCTTCAACGTGACACAAAGGGTATCTTCCATTTCAATTCAGGAAAGGAAGACAAGACCGTACCCGACTACAACCCCTACACAATTCGCCGATGCCGGGACTGCGACATCGCAAAGGGCAAAATCAAGTTGGCGAAATTCATTCCCGAAAATGAATTGTGTGCAGCGTGCAAATGCTTACGGTCATGTTACGAGACAAGCCAATACACAACTGACAAAACCTATGGTGAGCGACTAAAAATCAGTGTACAGGCTGATCAAACAGAAGTAAAAGAAAACACACGAGCTGCTCATTCTCTTTTGTCATCATTCCCAGAAATGAATATGCAAATAAGAAAGCATGTATATGAAAATGGAGTGAAGAACCCCGAATATCTTATCAACGACAATAAAGCAGATAGAAAAGGTATTGAATCTCCAAACGGTGTCGCTTCCGGTTTCAACAAGGCTATCAAACAAGGTTGTTCTGTAGTTGTCATTGATTTGGATATGCACCCAAATAAATTCAAATATCTTCCAAGCATCAAGTTGGCATCGGCGATAAACAACCGGCACATGGATTTTGAAAATGGTACTGTAAGCGAATGCTATGTAATATACAACGACAAAGCTGTTAAAATTACGGCTGATTTCTTCTCTGGCGACACAAAACAAACAAAAGAGAGAATCAGGGAAGAATTAGAAAAAATAAAAGGTGACCGAAGCCACCTATTATAGTGTGAAAGGAAAGCTTGAAGTTATCGCGCCGTATCTTCGACATTCACACACCGCTAAGGTAACAACTATTTTTCAAAACACATCAAAGTTATGAACAAAATTATCTCATTTCTGAAGAAAAGCAACCGCTACAAGCATCTCATCGGCGGTTTATTGGTTGGTCTGTGCGCCTTATCACCATGGGCAGCCATCTATTCTGCCATCATCGCAGCCTCTTGTCTTGAACTCAAGGACAAGCTCCACGGCTGCCCTTGGGACTGGATAGACTGGCTCTGCACGGTGTTCGGTGGCATCACAGCCATGCTGTTTTGGTGCATTGTGTAATATTCATTCATGTTTTGCACAGATATTCAGTAACTTTGCAACCGGTAGAGCTACCCCATAGGCCGTGTGGTCTATCGCGGTTACAATAACGCCAACGCGAATGGCGGTGTGTCGTACGCGAATGCGAGTAACGATGCCTCGAATGCGAATGCGAACATCGGCTCGCGTCTCACCAACTATCAATCGGCGTACAACGATGGGGACGAGTCCCCAATGTGGTGCCGAGGGTGGCAAGCCACAGCAAACCTACAATGAGTAGAAAGCTGAAAAATCACGTGTCGGGCAATAGGGTTTGGTAGGCTGGCAACAGTTCGAAGAAGTCTGGCCCGGGGAAAGGAAGGCCCATATCTTCCATTGTATAAACAACCAACAACTGATGCTATGCGCAGAGAAGGTCACATCATAGAGGAGATTGTCGAGTATTCCAACATGGCGGAATCATTCGACCAGGTCCTCAGTGGCACCAAACGGAAGAAAAGCCATCAGGGACGTTACTTGCTCGCGCATCGTGAGGAGGTCATCAAGGAACTCTCTGAACGTATTGCTTCCGGCACGTTCCATGTGACCGCAAAGGACATTGAGGAGAAAGATATTATAGAGGCCGGCAAACTACGGCACATCCAATTCTTCAAGAAACTGAAGAACAGCATCGCTGTCCACGCCATCATGTCGGTGGTGGATAAGCATCTGAAGAAGCGGTTCATCAGAACGACCTCCGCAAGCATCAAGGACAGGGGAATGCACGACTTGATGAAGTACATTCGCCGTGATATGCAGGAAGACCCGGAAGGCACAAGGTTCTGCTACAAGTTCGACATCTCCAAGTTCTACGAGAGTGTCAACCAGGACTTCGTTATGTACAGTGTGCATCGGGTATTCAAAGACAAGAAGCTCATAGCCATGCTTGACAACTTTGTCCGCGTCATACCGCAAGGTATCAGCATAGGGCTGCGCTCATCGCAGGGCTTGGGCAATCTGTTGTTGTCTGTGTATTTAGACCATTATCTGAAGGACAGGTACGGCGTGCGTCATTTCTACCGCTATTGTGATGACGGCGTGGTACTCGGTAAATCGAAAGCGGAACTGTGGGAGATTCGTGATGCTGTCCATGAGCAGCTGGAACAAATCGACTTGAAGGTGAAAGCCAACGAGCGTGTGTTCCCCGTGGACGAGGGCATTGACTTCTTGGGGTATGTCATATATCCCGACCATGTGCTGCTGCGCAAGCGCATCAAGCAGAAGTTCGCCCGAAAAATGCACGAGGTCAAATCGAAAAAAAGGAGGCGTGTCTTGATAGCAAGTTTCTACGGAATGGCAAAACACGCCGACTGTATAATGTTGTTCAATAAATTAACAGGCAAAGAAATGAAATCATTTAAGGATTTGAATGTCGCTTACAAGCCGGAGGACGGCAAGAAGCGATTTGCGGGTGCGGTGGTAAGCATCCGAGAGTTGGTGAACCTGCCCATCGTGGTGAAGGACTTCGAGGTCGGAGTCAAGACCAGTCAGGGCGAAGACCGCTGTGTCGTGTCCATTGAGCAGAACGGCGAGCCGAAGAAGTTCTTCACCAACAGCGAGGAGATGAAAAACATTCTCCAGCAAGTGAGTGAAATGCCAGACGGCTTCCCATTCGAGACCACCATCAAGGCGGAAACCTTCGGCAAAGGTAGAACAAAGTACATTTTCACATGATGAACAGAGTAAACGGAGCACAAGGGGTAAAGCTGCTTGAATGCACCAACCCCGTCAAAGGAAAATGGCGCGTCCGCTGGGACGTGCATAACAACGAGGATGGATCTGCCGACTATATGGAGGCTGAGTTCAACGGAAAACCATCTGAGGATACCATCAAGACCATGGTGTCGGAATGGTTCAACGACCGCACGAACGAGACCATACTTTCTGGCTTCGTGTGGAACGGCATGAGCGTGTGGCTCTCAAACGAGAACCAGTTCAACTATAAGGCAGCATACGACCTTGCAGTGCAGTCTGACGGCAAGACATTGCCGGTCACGTTCAAATTCGGAACAGACGATGTGCCATGCTATCACACGTTCAGCACCATCGAAGAACTGACGGACTTCTATACCAAAGCCATGCAGCATATCCAGGACACACTGGCTGACGGATGGAAGAGCAAGGATAATTTCAATTTGGAGTTATACCGAGACTAAGAACAATCCCTTCGGGGGAGGGTTAAAAAAAAGCCCCCGGCCTGTTAAATAGTCGTCTCACTTACCATTTGAACATAAAGTACCACTCATCGGCACGACCGGGGGCGTAGACCCTCGCTCGCCAATGAGTGGCTTTTTTATGTTTAAGCGCAACGCCGCGCTCTATGATAAGTGAGACGGTGCAAAAGTACTAAAATTTTCTGAGAATGAAACTGATAGAGATACTTAATTTGAACAGGGAACTGCTGATTTACTTCCAAAAGGCAGGAATCAGACTGGACGATGTGCAATACATCGACCTTTTTAATGAATACCGCACGCTTTCCGCACAGGGTGAGAAGGTGTCCTATATCGTGGCAAGGCTCGCCACGGAGTATGCCGTCAGCGAGCGCAAGGTCTATAACCTCATACGGCGTTTCAAAACCGACTGCAATCTGCTTGCAGTGTAACGTGGTGGCTTGTTGGTTGTGGAGAAGTACTGCCATATTACCTTTGCACCGTTTTCAATTTCAAAACGGTCATGAACAAATACCATCAAATTTTGCAGAAAGTGCTTGCCGAGGGCAAGTGCCAACAAAACAAGAAGGGGAGCATACGCTATCTGCTCAACGAGCGACTGGTGCTCTCCCCTGCCGACCTGCTCGACATCTTCGAGGGGCACGGCATCGCACGCAAGAAGTTAAGGAACGAGCTGCAGCTCTTCATGCAGGGCGAACGCAACGTGGAGAAGTACCGCGAGGTGGGCATCAACTGGTGGGACTACTGCGGTGCCATTCTTGTAAACTCCTACCCCACCTATTTTGAGAAGTTGCCGCCGCTCATCGCCAAAATCAACCGCGAGAAGCGCAACAGCAAGAACTATGTGCTGTTCCTCGGCTCCACCGATGCGGAGACAAATCAGGCTCCGTGCCTGTCGCTCGTCCAGTTCCAGATAGAGAACGGCGAACTGGTGGTGTCGGCTTACCAACGCAGCTCGGACGCAAACCTCGGTTTGCCTGCGGACATCTATCACCTCTACCTCATGGCTCGGCAAATAGATTTGCCTTTGAAGTCCATCACGCTGAACCTTGCGAATGTGCATATCTACGAGAACAACATCAGCCACACACGCCAGTTGCTCGACGGAAACGAGAACGTGAGATTTGAACTGAACGTGTAGCCATGAGAAAGCAGTATTTATCGGCACCGCTACCGTTCGTGGGGCAGAAGCGCATGTTTGCGCGTGAGTTTATCAAGGTTCTCAAGCAATATCCGGAGGACACGGTATTCGTGGATTTGTTCGGCGGTTCGGGGCTGTTGTCGCACATCACCAAGTGCCAGAAGCCGGATGCCACGGTTATATACAACGACTTCGACGGCTACCGAAACCGCCTGCAGCACATTCCGCAGACCAACCGCCTTTTGGCTGACCTGCGCAAAATGGTGGAGGCGGAAGGCATTCCCAAGCACAGCTGCATCCGTGGCGAGCTGCGCGACCGTATATTCGCCAGACTGGAACAGGAGGAGCGTGAGGTCGGGTACATCGACTTCATCACCATATCAGCAGGACTGATGTTCTCCATGAAATACAAGATGAGCATTCCCGAAATGAAAAAGGAGGCTCTGTATAACAACATACGCAAGTCTGACTACCCCACTTGCGAGGACTACTTGCAGGGCATCACGGTGGTATCGTGCGACTACAAGGAAGTGTTTGCCCGATACAAGGACGTGCCGAATGTGGTGTTCCTTGTCGATCCTCCATATCTCTCCACCGATGTGGGTACATATAATATGTACTGGCGACTTGCCGACTACCTTGATGTGCTGACCATCCTTGCCGGTCATCGTTTCGTTTACTTTACTTCCAACAAGTCGTCCATCATCGAGCTTTGCGAGTGGATGGGCAGAAACCCGACCGTGGGCAATCCGTTCAGGAACTGCCACAAGGTGGAGTTCAACGCCACCGTGAACTACAGCTCGCACTACACGGACATGATGCTGTTCACCGATGCCGCCTGACGGCGTTATAATTCAATTCTGACGAAATAAAAAGAGCGTTCCAAGCAATCAGCCGGGAACGCTCTTTCTGTTTGATACGGGGCAAATCAGAGCCGTTTTATGGCGACATACTGATATACCTCTATGGTCTCCACGATGTCCTCGTGGTCATGGTTAGTGATGCTCTGCGCAAGGTCAAGCTCTCCGAAGGTCTCGCCTTCCAGGTTGGCAAGCCTCCTGTGGATTTTGTCGGGCAGGTCGAATACTTCCAGCGCATCTTCCTTGAACGGACTGCCCTCGCTGGCAGCGCCTGTCCAGTCGGTGACGATGTGGAGGGTTATCTGTGGCTCGGCACGGTATTCCACGCCGTTCACTACCGGTTTCCACTGTATCGGGCCGAACTCCACGAACACGGCCGGTCTCTCCCACCCCTCTTCCTGCTCGATGAACTCCACATTGCGGTTCCACAGGTCGATATGTTTTATTTCCGCTATCGCCCCGAGTTCCCTGCAAAGAAGGTTATAAAGTTCTTTTCTCATTTTCGCTTGATTTCAAATTCCACATTAAAGTATTCGGTGATGTTCTCCTCCACGATGTCACGGACAGCCTTTTCCACTTCGGGCGACACGCCCAGAAAACGCCTGCGCGGTATCTTGATACTCTGGCCCTCTTTCATCAGCGCCATGTACTTCCAGAACTCGGCCTCGGTGCCCAGTCTGACGGTGCGCTTGTCATTGCGCCGCTCGCCGTTCTTTTTGCGCCCGAACGCGCCTGAAGTCTCGTAATACTTTGCCCAGAAAAAGCGCTTCATCTTTTTCGTCACCTTTATCTCGCCTCCGTCGTTGTGTATGGCCGCATACGGCAGCGTGGTGAAGAACGTGATGCTGTTCTCGGTGGTTCGGCTGCTGATGCTCTGGCGGAGGGTGCCGGTGTCTATCAGTATGGAACCGCCCGGCCGTGTGGGGCTTTTCCTGCGCTGCCACGCCTCGCTGAAGAAAGCCTGCCGCTCGAAGTTCCTGTCGAACTCGTCGCTCATCTCCACCCTAATGTCGTTTAGGATATTGCGGATTATTTTCTGTACGTCCCGGTTCATCGTCAAAGTCAAACTGAAGAAATGTCTGTGCCTCCTGTGGCACTTCGTTCTTCGGGTCGCAGGAGGCATTGAGGAGGTTGTAGAAGGTCCGCTCGGATATAGCATAAACAGGATATACGAACCTGCGCCATATCTCGCGGTTGCTGATTCCGCTCTTGGCATGCTGGTCGTATATCCTATTTATGTCGGTGACACGTTTCTGGTAACTTGCTCCTCGCCTCTTTGCCATAAACTGTTTTTACTGTCTTTCTCTCGGTTTGTAGGGACGGATGTCGTAGGTCATCTTCGCGCTGACGGTCACTCTGCCCGTTCCCTCGCATTGTTCACATGTGTGCTCCCCGCCTGTCTCGCGGTCTTGGAGCCGTCCCATGCCGTAGCACTTCCGGCACAGGGCCACTTTGGGTTTCTTCTCCACTTCCTGTATCATGTCTCTTCGTTTTTAGGATTCTGTCATTCCGAGCGGTATGGGTTTCCACATTCCGTTCTCGTTCTTTATCTCTGCCCTGATGAACTGCTTGCTCACCTCCGGCTGGTAGCTTTCCTCGATGATGCGCACGCCTTCAAGGAAACGCTCGTCGCCGGTGTCCTGCGCCACCTTGCGCAGCTGCACGATACGGCTTGCCTTCAGCGTTCCCTTGGCATCGCGTGCCAACAGACGGAACACCATGTTCACCAGTGCCTGTGTCTTGTCGTCGTTGGCAAGGCTGGCGATGTACTCCTTCACGATGGCGATGCCGTCCTCCACGGTGTCACGGTAGCCGTCGGTCACATACACGCCGAGCGTGATGCGCTTGTTGCCCTCGGAGTTGGTGAACGTATGGCTGCGCTGGTCGTCCTTGACCTTGGTCTTGAACAGGTCGGACTTCATCTCCAGTATGGTCTTGAAGTTGTCCATAACCTTTTGCTTGCTGTCCTTGATTTGCTCGCTGATGCTGAGGAGCACGGGTATGGAGTGCTCTATCTCCTCGTCCACGAGCTGTTTGTACTCTTCACGCTCGGCCTTGGCCTTCGCCTCTGCCTCTTTCTTGGCTTTCGCCTTCTGGAATGCCCGGTACTCGGCCATCTCCTCTGCCGTCATTTCAACGGTCTGCTTGTTGTTTTCTTCCATGTCTTTGTATTTTTATGGGGTTAGTCCTCATCATAGTTCTGCATCTCGGGCTCGTCTATAAGCATCGCCTCCTGTTGTGCGTATGCCCAGTCGGCCAACTCGCCGAAGAACTCGGCGGCCTCTTCGCGCTCCATGTCAAGGGAGGTTTCGAGGACTTGCTGTCTCAGCACCTTCAGTGCCTGTTCCTGTTTCCTTTCCATATCTGTCAGCATGTTGGGGTGTTTGCGTCCATGCGGATAACATAGGCCACGTCCACCTGTGGTTTGACTTCAGTATTCTTTGGCTTCAGTCCGCCCTTGCGCCTGATAGAGCGGAGCTTTACAGAAAGTTGCTCCAATTCCTCGTTACTCAGCCGGGCGAACACCTGGCCCGCGATGCGCGGGTCCTGGCAGAAGGCGTTGATGCGTGTCCAATCCGTGGTGTCGATGCCGAGTTTCTGCATGAGCTTCAGGCACTCGCTCCTGCGTTTCTTCTGCTCGTCCTTCTGACCGTTCAGCTTCTCCAGCGCGTCACAGCATTCGTTGTATTCTCTCCGTGTCATCTCACGGAGGCTGTCGGTGCGGTTCCAGGTGTACTGCAGTACTATCTGCCTTTTGAACTCGTCACGGCTGCCGTTATACGGCAACTTGTTGAAAGCCGCAAAGAACCGTGCGAAATTGGTTACTTCCTGTGCCATGGTCATTTTCCTTTTACAAGTTCCTTGACTGACGCTATGGCAGCGCACATCATCATCAGTTTTACTGTCTTGGCTTCTCCCTCAAATGCGTTATAGTCGCATTTGATAGGGGATTTGCTCATTGCCTCCCAAATCTGTTCCGCCTCCTCGTCCTTCTTCTGGTCCATCAGAAAAAGAAACGCATCATATTCGGAGCGGTCAAACTCAAACACCAGTTGTACTTTCTTTTCTTCCATATTTTCTATTTTTTAATGTTATTCGAACAATACTTTAATGCCGCACGAACTGGCAACATCAAGTTCCAGCTTTGCGCCCTTACTCAGTTCCCAACCCTGCAGCATGTAGATGCAGTCGCATTCCAAAAGCAGGGCGATGTCCCTTCTCATGTGTTCCCTCCAATGTGCGTCCTGCGATATGCCGTTCTCAAAGGGGTTCACCGGCTCGTAGCCTTTTATGGAGAGATAGCGTGCCGCATGGTTAAAGGCTGCCATGCGCTCCTCAAGGTCGTAGTGGGCTATCGCCCCGCTGATATAAACTTTCTTCTTCATCTCTGTTATGTTTTAGTTGTTAGACTTGTCGTTGTAAACCTCTACCGCTTTCTCTGCCCAGATGGTGTAGTACTCGCTCACATTGCCGGAATAGCGTCCCTGGCAGTAGGCCCTGAAGCCTTGTGTCCTCACCTTCACCCCGGCTGCGTATTTCAGTCTGATGGCTGGTTTTCCCATGGGCTTTCCTTTGTCCTCTTGACTGACGAAGATAAAGGTCTTGCGCTTGAAGCGGTCTATCAGTGCCCTGGTCAGCGAATACTCCCACCCTGCCTCGTATGCGTACTGGTAACTGTCCACGATGATGAACTTGGCGCTCTTGGGCTTTGCCAGACGCTCCTCCAGTGCCTTGATGTCTCCGTCGGTGATGATGCGGAACGAGCCTTGCACCTCGGTCATCTTGAACTGGGCGAGCCGTCGCTGCATCGACAGCCCCACGCCTTCCTCCAAGGACACATACAGCACGTTGCCTATTCCACAGAGCATCTTGGCGAACTGCATCACAAAGGAACTCTTGCCGCTGGCACTGGGTCCGCTGATAAACCATGTGTCGCCCTCCTCCGGCTGGCCGAACACGTCTTTCCATTGTCCCTCAAATGGGAGTGCCTTGCACTTGATGTTCGCCACGTCCTTGGGGCTGTATGCTCGCTTTGCCATATCACTTCTCCGTTTTCAATTCGGCAATCAAGGTGTCCGCCAAATCCACTGCCATTCTTGCGTATGCCTTGTCTTTGCCATTATCAGATTCACCTTCACTTATGCCATTTATCAAGTTAGGATTCCCAAGTATTGCACACAGAATATCTTTCGCCACCTCATACCGACGCTGCTCCCAGTTGGGTTCATTGCCTTTTCTCATTTCTCGGTAAATGCCAATTACAGCGTCCATCGCTTGCATTTCTATCTTCGTTATCATCTTCGTGCTCCTTTCCTTTTTATGTCTGTTGTCACATAGCACCAACCCAAAAGACGCTTAAATGGTAGTCCTATGCCGTGAATGGTCTGCATGATACAGAAGTCTCCGTCTTCATCAACCTCGCCATCACAATAACCCTGATATACTTGTAGGTTATCCATCACAAACTTTGCTTCACGATTCTTATCTATATTCTCCAACTCACTCGGTGATTTAAGTACCCGACGGCTACCGCCTGAAAAAGTCACTGTTATCTTCGTTTTCATGCCTGTACCCTTTTAAGTTTCTCTATCTCCGTGTAAACTCGTCTCAGTCCCCCACCCGACTTGCGTACCAGTGTAGCTATGTCAGCACCTTCGGGGGCGTTCGCCCGTGCCACAACGCTTGCCTGGTCTTTCAAGAACTTCTCGCGCTCCTTGCAGTCATCGGGTGTTACCTTGGAGTAGCGGTCGCCGTAACGACTGAGCATCTCGGTGTAGCCCACTTTCTTGCACTCTATGGAGCGGTTGATTTTTGCCTTCAGTCCGTCGGCTCCCATCATGTACCAGGCGCAGCATCTCTCGGTGGCGTTCCAAAGGGCTTTGAGTTCCAGGAATGCCTCGTACTGCAGGTCGCCGGCCTCGTCCAAAATGATGAGCGGCGTTTCGATGGAGCGGAGGTAATAGACCAAATCCTCATACACGTCGCTGTATCTTCCGTTGCCGCCTACCCCGAACTCGGTGGCAATCTTGCGCACAAGTTTCAGTTTAGTTTTCACTTGCGAGCAGTCCACATAGATGGCGTTGCGGTGTCCTTGCACATAGTAGCGTGCCGTGAACGTCTTGCCAATGTTGGGTATGTCGCAAAGTATGGCACTCAGACCACTCTGCTGGCAGAACTCCAACTGCTTGGTGATATAGTCGAAGGTGGCGGTGCGTGCCGGTTTCCATTCGATGCCGCCTCTGAGGTTCACGCCCAACTTCCGGGCGATGGTTATCCAGTTGGCCTCGCTCAGTGCCTTGTCGGTCTGACCGTTCTTTATTGCGCTATATACCGAGGTGCTGATACCCAATGAGGCTGCGTGCTTGGCATCGCTCGGATAGTTCGTGCGGTTGGCGGCTATCGCCTCCAGTATCCGCTTTTTGTTCTCAGTCGTTATCATTGTCTCACGTTATTTATTGTCGTTCTAATATCGTTCTAAGTCTATTCTAAAGGTCTGCCAACGGGTCTGAAACGTGGTAGGCCACTTCCATTTCCTGCTCTCCTTCTATCTGCGGAAGTTCAAGCGATGGCGGTGGTGCTGCCTCCTCTTGGGCGGTCGGCTCTGCCTTGGATATGCCTACGCTTGCTATGGCGTTCTTCTTGACGTATGCGTTGAAAGCCGCTATCTTCTTCTGCTGGTTCACGAATATCTCGCGGTCCTCGTCAGTCTGCTCGGCATCGGCAGTGTTGAATGTGCCCACGTCTTCGAGTTTGTCGATAAGGCGGTCGTTCTGGAAGATGTACACGTCGGTAGCGTTGCCGTCCTCGTCGGTCAGCCAGTAGGCATCCACCTTGTAGTTGTTCGGTTCGAGTCGTTCCATCACCTCGGTCTTGCTCAGCCACCAGTCCTTGTATGCCACCCTGCAGTAGCTGTTTCTGCGTATGGAGGTTTCGGTGTGCTCTCCGATGAAACGTGCCCACACCGATTTGTCCATGGGCTGGAGCGTGTGGTTCATGTTGGCTTCCAGCACCTGCCAGCGTGTCATGCCGAGGTATTTCTTCTGGTTCGGGTGGAGGGTGTTGTTGAACTCCTTGATGTCGCGTATATCGTCGGCAATGAGTTCGTCCCAGCTGTAGTACTGTTTGTCCTCATAAGTGTCGTTCTTCTCGTCAAACACCTTCTTGGCTTCCGTGCGGTAGTGGCGGTCCTTGGCATAGAAGCGCCCGATGCCGAGGTGGTTGCGGTGCTCCACTCTGCGTTTCTTGGCTCCGTTCATCGGCTCGGCATATTTCTCCTGCGAGTTCATCGGGGCGCAGAAGCGCACGAATGGGAACAACACGCCAGCCTTCAGGAAACTGTCCTTCCATTGCGTCATCAAGTGGTTCTCCACCTCCACCTGTGCAGGACAGCCCCACCCTTTGCTCTCTATCAAGCGGAACATGGAACGGAAACAATCTGCCACCAGGTCCACGTTCTTGTTGCGGTTGTAGGCGTAGCCCACCACGCACTGGCTCGTAACATCATAGGCATAGTATGCCTTCGGTCTTGCCTTGGTGTCCTTCAGCTTGCGCGGGAGGTCGCGGTCGTCGAATGAAATCTTCGAGAACGAGAACTCCGGCGCATGGCGGTGGACGTGGGGCATCTGCTCGTGCATGAATGTGGTGTAGGAGTCAAGCGAGTGCTCGATGAACAGGCGGTTCTTCGGTTTGTTCAGATAGTTGGTGATGGTGCTTTCGCTCAGCGACTTCGGGTCGCCGTTCTTGTCTGTCCATTCCTTAGGGTCGAACAGCTCGCCTGTTTCGGGATCGTACACGTCCAGCTCGCCGCACACGAATGAGTTGTACATTTCCCACACGTTGGTGTTGAACGGCTTGTTGGGCAACACGGCTATCGACAGTATCAGTCGCTCGGTTCGGTAGTCCACCTTGCGGCTTGCCTGGTTGCCGAACTTGCGGCTAATGAGGCACTGGTAGCCGTCCTTCTGGTACTCGTTCACCTTCTTGCGGAAGCGCAGCATACTTGCCGGCAGCGTGTGTCCGGTCTTCATGCGGTAGCCTTCCACGGCTTGCGACATCATGCTCCAGTCGTATTTCTGCCCCATCGTCTTTTGTATTGCCTTAGCGTTGTTGTAGAGTTTGATGCAGGCGTTCAGTACACTGGCGTTGGTCACATACTCCTTCACATGGGCATCGGTGGCGTGGTCGTGTCCGCACTGGGTGCGCCAGTCGTTGAAATAGGCTACGGCTGCCTGGTCCACCTCGTAGTTGGCATCAAGCCAAGCAAGCAGCACCTCCATAGAGGGGTCGGGATACAGGGTCTTGAGCTTCTCCTGATAGGCATCTGGCAGACTGCTGACCGCGATGAGCGCGTAGTTATTTGCGGAGCCTCCTCCACGACGCACTACATCTATGCGACCGCGTGCGGAGAGCTGCTTGTAGTTGGAAACGGTCATAACGCCTCCGTCCACAAGTTCCCGCATCGAGATGCAAAGTCTGTTATCGTGGTACTCCATAATTCTGCCTCCCTTACCTTAATGCACTTGCGAACTTTTGGATATTCTCAATATCCGAAAACATAACCTGCTCATAGTGTTTAACTTTCACTCCTTTGAAGAAGATATCTCCACTATTGTCGTTACGGCTAAATTCCAACATTGCCCCATTTGGCAGATATTGTCGCATATAACCATCATAGTCATGGAATGTTTCCATCGCTGGTAGGTCATTCATCAGAATACCATAGTTTTCAAAAGCAGCCTTGCGTATCTTACGTGCAAGTTCGCTATCACTCTCGAAGAACAGGGCTTTCCACAACATCACGGAAGATGTCCCAAACGTTTTTAGCAAACGTTCTCTAACCTCTTTTGTTACATGAATGTACTTTTTCATATCTCACTTGTTTTAGTCTTTATACTTGTGGAGTGCGGGGAGTCGAACCCCGTGGCTGTCCTACGCTCTTCGCTTTCGCTTATTCCAACTTTCCGGCCACTGCAACCGTGCCACTCCTGCGGTCTTTCCCGCTGTCATCCGAGGCTAACCCTTACCGACTACCCAGTACGGTGGCTGACTATCCAGTGCAGCATACGGGGCTTCCGTGTTATCCTTCAATCATTTTACCTCGTTTATCTTCGGTCTCAGGCTGCATCCATAGCAGGACATCAGCCGTCTTATCAATCGCACCACATAACTTTCTGGTGCAGTGAATACGATGCCATCCTCTTCCGTGTAGCTAAAACTTACACCGTCCATTATCAGAACCATCGCCACCTTGTGCTTCACGCTCTGTGTCTGCCACTCCTTTAATTCGCTGTCGTTCATATTCTTTAATTGCTAAAATTCGTTATTCTCGGCCATTTTTCGTACCTTTGACCGCTCGTTAATTCATTAACACGTTGCAAAGATAACACTTATTTTTGACACACCAAATAGAATGGCATTTATTTTTGACACTGAATGGAAAATTTGAAAGATAGACTGAAATGGCTTGCACAACAGAAAGGGCTTTCTATGAGAGCTTTTGAAGAGAAATGTGGCCTTGGAAGAGGTAACATAAGTAACATGAGTCAAGATGGGACTCTTGGGTCTGACAAACTGACAAAGATAATTGACACATTCCCAGGAGTTGACCTATATTGGCTACTCACGGGAAAAGATGACCCTACCGGTTCACTCAATTACCAAGGTTTTGATGAAACGCCAAATTCAAATGACCCTCAATTACTTAATAAGCTATTAGAACAAGCAGAGGAGATAGGACGATTAAAAGAACAAATACGACAAATGACTATTGAAAAAGAAAAGCATGTATCGGATGCAGACACTTCAAATATTGCAAGTGCCGGGTAA